CACTCCAAGTTCCGTTTTAAACGGAGACCTTTCAAGGTTCTGTGACCATACCGACTAGGCCACGTACGGCTAGTCCTATACTCTGCGTATGGGCATTAAATTAAAGGAGATCACATACATGACGCGTGAAGAAGCCGAAGACAACTACCGAATAAAGTGGGAAAAACAAATAAAGAAAGACATGGCAGATAACTCTGCACTACGTGCGAGACAAAGACCTATTAGACCCCTTGGTGCAAGTCAAGAAGGTGGGTCTAAAGGAGGCAAAGCAAACAAGAAAAGACCTTATGTCTCTATCCGTTAGTCACTGCCCCCATTGTGTTAGGAAGTTAGAAGTAATAGATTCACGTCCACACTTTGCTTATGGCTTTCCAACAGTAAAACGTAGGCGTGCGTGTAATAAATGTAATTTTAAAATAACGACCATAGAGTTACCGATAGAACTAGGTAACGAAATCTTTGAAGATGAATAGGAGAACAACATGAAAAAATCAAAAGCAGATAAAATCTGGGCTTATAAAATAGCAAACCCATCAGCTACAAACAGAGAGGTAGCTAACGCATCTGGTGCGCACGTTACGTATGTTGCATCGCTTATGCGTAAGACAGGCACGCCCAAAGAAATACTGGAAGCACCAAAGTCGCCTAAACGTGGTGACATCTTAGACACTGCCAAGGATTACGTTACAAAAGATCGTGCATCTGATCACGGGGATATGGAAGATAACTTTGAGATGATTGCAGATTTTTGGTCAACGTATTTAGATAGGCGTATAGTGGCGTATGACGTGGGTGCTATGATGGCGTTATTAAAAGTAGCGCGTATTAGATCAAACCCTAAACACCCTGACAACTGGGTTGATGGTGCAGGGTACATGGCATGTGGTGGTGAGATTGCAGGTAAACGTTAGACATGGATTTAATCACGCTTGATTTTGAAACCTATTACGACAAGGACTATTCTTTACGTAAGATAACAACCGAAGCTTACGTCCGTGACCCTCGTTTTGAGACCGTGGGCGTAAGCGTAAAACTTAACAATGGAAAAACGGAGTGGGCTAGTGGCACGCATGAACAGATCAAGAGATACCTCGACACGTTCCCTTGGGATACGTCTATGTTACTTTGTCATAACACTATGTTCGATGGTGCTATTCTTGATTGGCGTTATGATATTCGCCCTCGGATGTATACCGATACTTTGTGCATTGCCCGTGCTTTACACGGGGTGGAAGCTCGTTCAAATCTCGCATCGCTTGCTGAAAGGTATAAGATCGGGGTTAAAGGGACAGAGGTACTCGACGCACTCGGAAAGCAACGTGCAGATTTTACACCCGAAGAACTAAGCGCATACGGTGACTACTGTATTAACGATGTAGAGTTAACCTATAAGCTGTTTAGTATAATGGCACGTAACTTTCCCAAATCTGAACTGCGTTTGATTGACCTAACGTTGCGCATGTTCACCCAACCCACATTAGAATTAGATGATGGCCTACTAATATCACACCTTAGTGACGTTAAAGCACGTAAGGATAAGTTGTTAGTAGATGCAGGTATTGATGATAAGAAAGACCTGATGTCCAACCCCAAGTTCGCTGAACTACTTAAAGGGCTTGGCGTAGAACCCCCCATGAAAATAAGTCCAACTACAAACAAAGAGACACATGCGTTTGCTAAGTCTGACGAAGGATTTAAAGCATTACTCGAACACGAAAACCCAAAGGTAAAGTCTTTAGTAGAAGCACGTCTGGGTAACAAGTCTAGTCTTGAAGAGACACGTACACAGAGGTTTATAGACATATCCCAGCGTGGGCTTCTACCCGTACCTGTAAAATATTATGCCGCGCACACAGGGCGTTGGGGTGGTTCGGATAAGATCAACCTACAAAACCTACCTAGCCGTGGTGCGAATGGTAAGAAGTTAAAGAGTAGTATAGTAGCACCCGAAGGACACACGCTAATAGACTGTGATAGTTCTCAGATTGAAGCCCGTGTACTTGCGTGGTTAGCAGGGCAAAAAGATTTAGTCGCACAATTCGCGGCAGGTGAAGACGTGTATAAATATATGGCGTCTAGTATATATTCCGTCTCAGTAAAGAACGTAACCAAAGACCAAAGATTTGTGGGTAAGACTACAATTCTTGGTGCAGGGTACGGTATGGGTGCTGTAAAGTTTCAAGCGCAGTTGCAAGGGTTTGGTGTGTATATTGAGCTTGATGAAGCAAGGCGCATCATTGAAATATATCGTGGTACTAACGGGTCGATTAGCCAGTTATGGCGTGACGCTAATAACATGGTACAATACATGGCACGCGGTGACAGCATACAGTTTGGTAAAGAAGGTGTCTTGCAAGTAGACGCACGCAAGAACGCTATCATTTTGCCTAATGGTCTACCTATGTTCTATCATGGCTTGGCGGCTGAACGTGGTGATCGTGGGTACGAGTATACATACCGAACGAGAAAAGGCCCGAACCGCATATACGGGGGTAAGGTTGTGGAGAACGTATGCCAAGCTATAGCTCGCTGTATCATAGGGCATCAAATGATACTCCTTGCCAAGAGGTACAAGGCTGTGTTAACTGTACATGACTCGATTATTACCTGTGTTCCTGACGAAGAGTTGGTTGAAGCACAAGCGTATATGGAAGAGTGCATGAGCCAAACGCCTGATTGGGCAAAAGGTTTACCTATAACCTGTGAGAGTGGCACAGGCAAATCATATGGAGAATGTGAGTGACAAAAGTAGCACCGTGGTCTTTCAGTAAGATTAAAGCATTTGAGCAATGCCCCAAGCAATTCTACCATGACAAAATACTCAAAGAGTTCCCGTTTAAAGAAACAGATGCTACCCTGTATGGAACAGCTTTTCACAAAGCCGCAGAAGATTTTATTGGTAAAGATACCCCACTCCCTAAGAAGTTTAGTTTTGCGGAAAAGGCACTGGTATCGCTGAAAAACCGCACAGGCGAAAAACTATGCGAAATAAAATTAGGTATAAACTCTGACTTAGAAGCATGTGATTTCTACGCCAAGGACGTTTGGTTTCGTGGTATCGCTGACTTAGTTATACTGGACGGTGATCTCGCATGGGTAGTAGATTACAAGACGGGCAAGTCTTCTAAGTATGCAGACAAAGGACAGCTAGAATTAATGGCGTTAGGTTTGTTTGCCAAGTACCCCCAAATTAAGACTGTACGTGCAGGGTTATTTTTTGTTGTATGTAATGACTTGGTAAAAGACACATACATGGAGTATGATAGCCACAAGCTGTGGGGGAAATGGTTGAGTAAGTATGACCAGATGAAGGCCGCGGCGGAAAACGATGTGTGGAACGCACGGCCTAACGGCTTATGTAGACGACACTGCCCTGTAATAGAATGTGTTCACAATGGAGCAAACTAATGCCATATAAAAATCCCAAAGATCGTAAGAAACAAAAGAATGCGCCTGTAGGTAGTAAGGCGTTTGAGGCACGAATGGAACGACAGAGAGCCAGACGTAAGGTAGATAAAAACGGTGTAGACAAAAACAAAAACGGTAAAGCCGACAAACGTGAAGGTAAAGATGTTAGCCACAAGAAAGCCTTGTCCAAAGGTGGGTCTAACAAAGATGGTATACGCATAGAAAGTTCAAGCAAGAACCGTGCGCGTAACTACAAGAAGAAGAAAAAATAGTTCGGGCATCTGCCCGAAAGGAGAACTAAGTGCGAATTATAGAAGACAAGGCGTTGCTGTTAAAGCTACGCAATCCAAATCGTGTCACTAAAACAGTCCCAAAAAGTAAAGCTGTGCGTGATAATGAAGTGTTAGTTAATTGGGGCATTGATGAGATGCACGCTTTACACGCACTCAATATCGATGTGCCTTCCCCCATACATGGACAATATACTTGGACAGGTAAATACGACCCTTTTGCGCACCAAAAGAAAACAGCCGCGTTTCTAACTATGAACCGAAAAGGTTTTTGTTTCAACGAGCAGGGTACAGGTAAAACTGCTAGTGCCATCTGGGCTACGGATTACCTAATGAAACAAGGTAAGATCAAAAGAGCTTTAGTTATATGCCCTCTATCTATTATGGATTCCGCGTGGCGCGAAGACTTATTTATTTTTGCACCGCATCGTACTGTGGATATAGCGCATGGTGTATCAAAGAAACGTAAAGCCATCATAGGACAAGGTGCGGACTTTGTTATAATAAATTATGACGGGGTCGAGATTGTATCGGAGGAGATAGCTAAAGGTGGTTTCGATTTAATTATTGTAGACGAAGCTACACACTACAAGAATGCTCAGTCTAAACGTTGGAAAATATTAAATAAACTTGTTAACGAAGATACGTGGTTGTGGATGATGACAGGTACACCTGCCGCTCAGTCTCCGTTAGATGCTTATGGTTTAGCAAAACTTATTGACCCTACGACTGTGCCAAGGTTCTTTGGTTCATTTCGTGATATGGTCATGCGCAAAGTAACTCAGTTTAGGTGGGTGGTTAAACCCGAAGCTACTGACCTTGTGTTTAACGTGTTACAACCTGCGATAAGATTTACAAAAGAAGAGTGTCTTGATCTCCCTGACATGACGTATGTAAAACGTAAGGTAGAGTTAACAAGACAACAGCAGAAATATTATAACCTGTTGAAGAAAAAACTCACAATGAAAATACACGAGGACGAGGTGTCCGCAGTCAACGCCGCCGTTGTAATGAACAAACTACTGCAAATATCCGCAGGGGCTGTATACACCGACGAAGGGGATACCTTAGAGTTCGATATAAAACATAGATATAAAGTGTTACGAGAAGTAATAGACGAAAGTAGCCAAAAAGTGCTTGTTTTCGTGCCGTTCAAACACACTATTGACATACTAACAGATAAGTTACGTAGTGACGGAATTACTACTGACGTTATCCGTGGCGACGTACCTGTAGCTAAACGCACAGATATATTTAAACGGTTTCAAACAACGAGCGACCCAAGAGTTTTAGTTATACAACCGCAATCAGCGGCACACGGTGTTACGTTAACAGCAGCTAACACAGTAGTCTGGTGGGGGCCAACACCTTCGTTAGAAACTTATGCTCAAGCAAACGCACGGGTTCATAGGTCTGGACAGAAGCATCCCTGTACTGTTGTACAGTTGCAAGGTTCTGCCGCGGAAAAGCGTGTTTACGCACTTCTTGACAATAGAATTGATGTACACACAAAAATGATAGATTTATACAAAGAACTACTTGACTAGCGTATTACTAGGTACTAAAGTGTAATTCTCGTTAGAGCAGGAGAACATAAAATGAGTGATAACACCGAAGTCCCTGCAGACAAACTTACTAAGGCTTATATAAAGATAAGAGCAGAAAGAGCCTTACTGTCTGCAGATTACAAAGAAAAAGATGGAAAGTTGGTACGCCAACTAGACACTTTGAAGAAAGCGTTACTAGATTATTGCGATGCGCATAATGTAGAAAGCGTAAGAACCTCCGAGGGTTTGTTTTTTAGGTCTACTAAAACAAAGTATTGGACTGGAGATTGGGAGTCCATGTATGCGTTCATAAAAGAACATGACATGCCCGAATTTTTAGATCGTCGTTTGAACCAGACTAATGTGAAACAGTTCTTGGAGGAAAACCCTGACGTAATGCCGAAAGGCCTTAACGTCGATACAGAACATGTAATTTCAGTTAGGAAAAAATGATGAATGAAGAACCATTTGTGCAGATAGAGGAGTTGTCAAAGCATTTTGCTGTGTCAATTTCTACAATCCGAGCGTGGGTTAGGCAGGGGCATATCCCTAAATCCACGTATATAAAAATTGGTAACACATACCGATTTAACAAAACCTCAGTTACAGAAGAACTAACTAAAGCAATGCAAGATGTACATGAGGAACCAACCGAAACTCAGCTTGATTTTGATTTCAACGCTGACGACGACGTATAACAAGCCAGAAGGAGAACAACATGGCAGAGACTTACATTATTGAAAACGTAGAAGCATTATGGCCTAAGATCGACAAGACGTATACGTTCGATCAAAGCGTAAAACGTAGTGTGCCTTGTAGTCCAAGAGACCAGAATGCAGAGTTTTCTATTGCATTTCGTATGGACAGCGCAACAGCCAAAGCGTTATTCATACAGATGAAGGGTGCGTATGATGCTAACAAAGAGCCTAAATGGGCAGACAAGTTAGCTAACCCGTTTGTTAAAGATGACAACGGTACATACACTCACAAAGCAAACCTAAAAGGTGCTTATAAAGGTGAAGTCACCAACAAACCATTGCAAGTGGATTCACAAGGCACACCATTACCAGAAGATTTTCAATTAACAACAGGTAGTACAGTAAGTGTAGCTGTGCAGTTGATACCTTATGACTTTGGTGGTAAACAAAGTGTGTCGCTACGACTAAAAGCTGTACAGGTTATTAAGTATGTTCCTATGGAAGTACGTAATCCGTTTGGTGCTGTAGATGGTGGCTTTGTTATGGAAGACGCTAA